CGCCAGTATGATTGGGTACAACCAGGGCCGCCAGACAGCGGCTAGTCATTTCATGAAGAAGCATGGTCTGGCGGTTAAACAGATTATTGATGACATTGCGGATCTTCAGCAGACGAACAACCCGACGGAGATGGAGAAAGAAGCCCAACGCATAAAAAATGACCGGGCTCTCAGGGCAGAGAATGCGCAACTAAAACAGGGTCGAGTAGCACCGCAGACTTTTGATAACAGTCAAGGTGCAGCGGAAGCGTCGTCGAGTGACAATCGTCTCCTAGATGCTTACAATGCGGGAGACAGGTCTGAAGCGGCGGTCCGAGCGGCGAGAAGACTAGCATTAGGGTCATAACCGAAGGAGGTTAAGAATGGCACAGACAGCAACGACGGGCAATCTGGAAAATGCCCAGAGGATCATTATCGCATCGGCGCGATATACAGAGGAGCATAACGCTCCAGCTATGGCACTTGCGGAGCAGTTCATTCTGCCCAAGGGTTCCAAGCAGGTGACTGTTCCCAAGGTAGGGCAAATGAGTATGTCCGACCTGGTTGACGGTCAGGACATTGTGGATGAGGAAGATATCGGGATGACCACGGTAGACCTCACGGCATCAGAGGTGGGAGCCAAGATCATCATCACCGATAAGTTGGCGCGACAGAGTTCTGAGAACGTGTTCAGCATCATAGGTCGTCAGCTTGGCGACGGCATGGCACGGAAGAAGGACACCGACATGACGGCGCTTTACTCTGGTTTCAGCACCGACATTGGGGCTGCGGGCCGGCCCATGAGCCTCGCCAACGTGTCTGCAACCGTTGCCTATGCCAAGGGCAACAAGTTCGGGTCACAGGTCTACATCGTCCAGCACCCGTTTGCGGTGTGGGATGTTGCGAACACAGCAGTGACGGCATCTAGTACCTACCCTGTGCCACACGGATGGTCAGAGGACCTGCTGGGGAACTTCTTCAGCGGACTCCGCCCCATCAACGGGGTGCCGATCTTTGAGGACGGCAATATCACCATCGACTCCAGCGACGACGCTGTTGGTGTCTGCTGCGACAAGACGGCCCTTGCCGTACTGAAGAGCGTAGAGACCCGGACAGAGCGCCAGAGGGATGCTTCCCTCCGGGCCTTTGAGGTCGTTATGACCTCTGATTACGGCGTCTTTGAGCTGGATGATAGCAAGGGTGTCGCCCTCACGTTGGACGCAGGTACGCCCGCAACCTCTTCCTAAGTAGAGGAGTAGGAAATGGCAATAACAACTAAGGAACGCACTGAGTTGAGACAGGACTTGGTAGGCCAGGGCTACCACTGGGATTACATTGATGAGTGGCAGCCCAAGGTGTCTCTGTATAGACACCGTGCGATGATATCCCCAAGCGGGGACCTGGTTAGTGATGTCGGGACAAAGCTAGACAACCTTCTCGGCAATCCAGACTATGTGAGCCGCAAAGCGAGGCAGGGGTTATACCCCTGGCCTCCCGGGGATATATGCACATGCCGGTGGTGTGCAGAGAGGAAGCCTGAGCCTTCATCCGTAGCGCCTTCCGTAGAGAAGGTGGTGGAAGAGGACAGGTCGCCCAGAAGAGGGAAAAGGCGAATAGGGCCTTTCTCCCAGCAGAGTTAGGTGTAACGATTGGCCGTGCCTAGCGTAAAATCATAACGGCCATTCGCGGGACTTAGAGCCCGTTAAGTAAAGGAGAACGAAATGGCATTTCCAGACTTTGTAACAGGAATGGCAGGATGGGAAAAGGTGGTTACCTCGGCGCAAAAGCACCCCCTTGGCACCCAAATGGTGATAAGGGACAGGTTGTTCAGGTATGTAGAGAACGCTGGAACAGAGATTGGCGAAGGTCTTTTGGTATCCCAGAAGACTGGTGTTGCCAACCATGATGATGACCTTGCTGTGGCATCTACGGCTGCTGCTGGGGCTACAAGTGTTTCCATAACTCTTGGAGGCACTGCGGCTGAAAAGAATCTGTACAAAGATGGCTATATCTTTAACAACACGGCTGCTGGGACTGCGGCTCTGATGTATAGGGTTGCCTCACATGCCTTAATAGCTTCTGGTGGCACAGGAACTATCTACCTTGATGAGCCAGATGGGCTTGTTAACGCATGGACGGCTGGCACAGACGTTGTGGGTTTGATACCTAGTCCGTGGAAAGATGTGGTTGTGTACCCAACAACGGCTACTGGATATGCCGTCGGAGTAAGTTGCAACACAATAACAGCAAGCTACTATGGCTGGATTCAGACCCGTGGGCCATGCCTTGCAATGATCGACGCTGCGGCTACTACAGCGGTGGGGACTGCGCTTATGGCTCCCACAAACCATGTAGGTCAGATGGAACTTCTGACATTTGAGAATGAGGACTATCCGGTATTAGCTACGACAGGCTCCCTTGCTGCCGTAGACAATGAGTGGGCGGTAGTGTTTCTGCGTATCGAGTAGTAAATATGGCAACTGAGTTGTGGACTCCGGCGGGGACTACCTATAATGGAGTAACCCCCGCCGGTAGGAATATGGAAACGGGCGGCCGTATAGTGTCCCACCAGGTACGGGTGGAGGCTAAGGACTGCTTTGGTAAGGTGCATAAGCAGCTTATCCGCGTGCTTGCTGATGACAATACGTCGCAGGCAGAGATAGAAGACATGATGGGCTACGCTACGGAGAACTTCGTGGCTGAGGTGCGTAAAAAGTATACCAAGCGCCCTCCCACAGAGGATGAACGTAAGCAGATAGGCCGTTCTCTGAATGAGTTTCTGAAGCACCGAACAAAGCGTAGGGCGAGCTCGTCCAATAAGTTGTATTTTTAAGGAAGAGGAAATGGAACAACAGACAGATATACCTATAAGCGTTATAACTGATGATATCCAAGCCGTTTTGCGGTCTAATCCTTTAATGGCTGTTCAGGTCCAGAACCAGGCGCTGATGCGTAGGGTTAAAGAGATGGATAATGAGATAGCCAGGTTGACCACGGAGCTTGAGAAAGCGCAGAACGGCAAGTCTGCGAAGGGGGGTTAGCCATGCCAACTGTTAAGGGCAAGAAATTCCCTTACACGGCGGCAGGGACTGCCGCTGCCAAGCGTTATTCTAAACAAACAGGCAAAAAGATGACCCAGAAGAAAAAGAAAAAGGGAGGGTATTAAATCATGGTAATGATGCCACCTGGCGGAATAAGACCGCCTGGACCTCCTCCTGGGCCCCCTGGCCCTCCGGGACCTGGCGGACCGGGTGGGCCGGGAGCAGACCCTGTTTTTGCAGCGGCACTTAAAATGGTCATGCCTACTCTCCAGAGTATTATGGCGACGCTCACCCCACAGGAGGCTCAACGAGTCTTGGCTGGTGGGCCTGGTGGCCCTGGTGGGCCTGGGAGGCCAGGGCCTGGTGGGCCGGGGCCGATGCAACGCCCAATGCGGGGTCCTGGGCCTATGCCCGGACGAGCAGCCCCGGGTGGGCCACCAAGGCCAGTGCGGGGAGCTATGCCCAGGCCGGCGGCTCCTGTACGAGGTGCGGCCCCAGCGAGAAGGAGAAGGGCTGCGGCCCCTGCGCGTGCTCCGGCACGACGGGCTGCCCCAGCTCGTCGGCGCTAAACTGCAATTTATGAGGGACGAACATGCCAGCAATACAGGGGCGGACGCGTAAGCAATTACGACAGGACATAGGCCATGCCCTCGGTGCAATCTATGTGTCTGCTGCCTCAAGCAGCGGCAGCACCACAACACTACTGGATAACACCCTTGTCCTTGGCGGCGCAGATACCCAGATAGGGAAGTGGATACGGTTCACAAGCGGAAGCAATGATGGGGATACTCGCCGTGTCGCTGATTCCTCTATATCCAGCAACATCACGACCCACACATTCGCACCGGCAGCTACATCTGCCACGGCCTCTGAGTCATATGAGTTATGGGATGATGCCTACAGCCCAGACACTATTGATGAATTCATCAACCAGGCCATTCAGGGGGCAACCGGGTGGGTCTATGACCCCATAGAGAACATTGAGTTGCATGGAGATGGGAAGCAGGCACGGTTTGATATCCCGTCAAACATCTCCATGATCTCCAAGCTGGAGTACCGCCACAAGGTGAGTTCCACACGGATTCATGCTGCTGGAGCTACCTTTGACGAGACGACTGACGGCGACTTCACCCAGTCACTGGACACCAAGGACAAGAAACAGGGGTCTCAGTCCCTGAAGATGGTCATAGCCTCTGGTGCTTCTGCTGGAGACTTTGTGACGGATAGTATTACCAGCAAGGATATCTCAGGGTATGACACGGTTGAGATGTGGGTCAAAAGCACCGTAGCGACAAGTGCAGGCAACCTAAAGCTGCTCCTTGATGATACGGCTTCTTGTGCCAGCCCCCTCGAAACGCTCAGCATCCCTGCCCTATCGGCAGATACCTGGACATTCGTGAGGATGTCCCTCGCAAACCCAGAGACAGACACAGCAATCATATCTGTGGGCTTAGAATACGATGCTGATATCGGAGCCGTTACGGTGTGGATAGATGATATCGTAGCCGTAGCGAACGATACCGCTGAATGGACAACGCTGGACCGTCGCTACTGGAAGATAGACAAGGAGGCCCGTGACCTCATCCTTGTCCGTGATGGGCAATGTGTAGTTGGGAATACCTTAATAAAGATTACTGGAGGCGACAAGCCTGCGCTGCTAACATCTGACTCAACGGCCACTGAGATTGACGAGGATTACATCATAGCCGGTGCGGTCAATCTGGCTCTACTATCGACTTCTGGTGGCCCATCCACCGATCCTGATGCCAAGAGGCAACTCAGTGCCTACTGGGCGCAGCAAGCCGAGAGGGCTCGTAGGGCATTCCCGATGCTTGTTAATGTCAGGTCGGTTGACTGATGGCGAATTCGGTTGTTGAGGCCAATGAAGTCTTCCTCAACGGAGTGTACTACCCCACTACCCGCCCGGTAAGATCCACGCTGGCATCTATTTACCCAGCCAAGGTAGTCATTGGTGATACCACAAAGGACTCCAACCTTCGGTCATCCATCATTGCCTGGTCTGACTGGCGTGGCGGCATCGGTGTCAACCGCATGGAGGGTGCTGGAGAGGCCAACAGGGCGTGGTACAGTACCTGCCAACTGCGATATAAGAATCACCTTGTTCTGCCTGGGCTAGCCACTGAGTCCGCCAGCCCCACCCATAGCCTCACAGATGCTACGATAGGGGCTATCAACACGCTTTCTGATGAGGTCTATGCCTTCTGGAACGGCTCGGTATCGGAGAGTCCGAAGCTCTTCAAGTACAACAATACTGGTGACAGTTGGGGTTCTGCACTAACCCAGAGTGCCACCGACCAGGTAACAGACAGTGTTGTGTTCACAGACTCAGAAGGCACAACGTACCTGGTATTTGCCCACTATGATACCAATGGGAGCGGGTATACCTACTCCTCAGACGGCTCTAGTTGGACTACTGATACCACAGACACAAAGTTTGTGACTGTTTGGGACGAACGTTTGTGGGGAATATCACACAGTGGGCAACTCTGGTATGCCAGGGGTAGCTCTTCCTCTATTAACACTGAGGTGAATGACGCTGTTCTGCCGTTGCCTGATGGGTCTATTACAAAGCTCTTCGTAGCCAGGAATGCGGCCGGGATACCTATCATCTACGCCTCAACTACACAGGGTTTGTTCGCCCATAACGCGGACAACGCCATGTGGGAGGCAACCCAGATGGACTTCCCTATCCACCCGGACAATGGCAAGGGCACGGTGCGGTGGCGCGACTCAGTGTACATCCCTAGTGGAAATGGAATCTACCGGTACATCAATGGGAACAACGCAGCGGTTATCACGGTAGTGGGTCCCGATAGGGATGACGGCCTGCCTTCTGACAAGCGTGGTGCTATTCGCCATATGGCAGGGTCCCACAATGAGTTGCTTGTAGGTATTGATGCCAGCGCAGCTCCTAGCACTATCTCATCGACATCAATACCCTATCAGTGGGTAAGCCACCAAGGTTCGTCAGTCATACCTCCAGACACAGGATTTAGTACTATCCTGGGCTATAACGACATGGGATGGGAGACAAAGTGGCAGTCGGCCACATCAGGCAAGGGCTTTGACTCCATCCATGTCTCTGATGCCTACTCCAAGTACCGTGCCTGGTGGGGGCATAACAACATCGTTCATTTTATGGATCTCCCCAAAGATATTATCAACCCATCAGAGGTATCTGAGTTTGCGTATGCCTTACAGGGAATCCACGAGACACCGTGGTTCAATGCGGGGCAGAGTGAAGTTGACAAGCTGGCGCTCAGCTTACGCATTGAGGCGCAAGACCTCACCTCTACCGAGAAGATCAAGGTGGAGTACGCCACGGACTACTCTGAGTCTTACACCACAGCCGTGGGTACGCTGGACTCCACTGAGATGGGGGCAGCTTCAGGAACCTACACCTATACATTTGGCAGTAGCTACGGCACGGCGTTCAGGAGCATCAAGTTCAAGCTGACGTTGGATCGCTCTACAGCCACAACGACAGGACTTGAGAAGTTTGAGACACCAGATGTGGTATCCCTTACCTTGGAGTACCGCAAGAAGATTGCAGCCAAGTGGGGCCACACGGTGGAAGTTGACCTAAACAATGAGTACAAGGGCAATGTGCCAAAGGACCTCCGTTCTAACC